CTCTGCGCTTCATGAAACCTACTTGACCACTCTTTGTAATTCCAATATGAGGATGCACATATATGAACAATGCACCCGTTTCAGTTACGTGACTCATCCATGCGAAAAGACCAACTATTCCGGGGAAAGGATATCCACCAATTCCTCCTGCAAAGAATGGACCACTGAATTGTTGTAGAGATTCTGGATATTGCCCAAACGTGTTATTGGGGAATATGGGTGCATTTTTATCATCAGAACAAATACAAGCCGCCGTGATCACATCATCTGGGGTATAACCACAAAGAGTTTGTATAAATGTGGCACATCTACTACCAAAAGTTTCGGCTAAAACAGCATTCGGATATGTGATTCTTACAGTACTTGTGTATGCACTTTGATCAGCAGTTGCTGGAGTTGTTGTGGTTGTGCTAAAAAATGGAATATAGTAGGTGGTTCCGTTAATTAAAACAGGCAAACCAGTGGAACCTTGGGATAGTGTTAATCCTACTGTGAAATTGGATGCACTTGTAGGAAAGCCATAGGTGCTATCAATTAAATTTACAAAATCACTAGAAGTGGGGATATGACCAGCTGAAAATGAAGTATATAATTCCTGTTTGCTTATAATTGACATATTCTTATTTATGCTGGGGTTGGTGTTTCTCCACCTGTTGTTTCAGGAGCTTCAGGCGTTTCTGCTTGAGGAGCCTCGGGAGCTTCTCCTCCTGCTTCAGGTGCGTTAAGATCTGCGGGGGGACCTCCTGCCTCACCACCCCCAGGAGCAGGACCAAATTCAGGAGGAGTTTGACCCCCTCCTCCTCCACCACCTCCGCCTTTTGATGCCTTGCTACTCTTGCCCGTTTCTTCAAATTGTTTGCGCCAATCTGGACCTGCCCCACTAATCTGATCCAGTTCCCATTTGAGTTCTGCATCTTTGCGAAGAAATTCACGATTGGCGAGAACCATACGATCTGTCCACCCCAGTATCTTTTTCTGCATGTAAATTTTACTAATACTATCATTACTAGTGATATCATTGAATCCCTTGGATCGCATCTCCATTTTTTGCAATTCTCGCATTTCATAGAAATTGCTTGGAACATTAAATGCAATATCAAAATGATTTTCTTTTAAACCATATTCTCCCCACATCTTCTTGAGTTTTAAATTTGTTACAAAACCATTTTTCAAACCTTCTGCAAATCGCATTTGTTGTCGAATGATAAATTTTGAAAATTTGAGCTCTTCTCGAAGAATTTCCGTTCCATCTTTATATGTTCCTTCAGGATCCAAACGACTAGCAGGAACCTTCAAGCTACGATACAACTTCTTCATGAAATACATAAGATCTGCCAATTCTCCGAGATTTTGACCTGCTGGTAATTGTGTTACATTTGTTCCCTCTTGGCCTGTACGTTTGGCAAACCAGAAACTATCCAACATGCTTTGCGGATTGAATTTTTGAACTGTGGCATCTTGGTGTGAATCAAAGGTTTTACGACTCCAATATTGTTGCATCAGCCTTCGCATATATCCCTCTGCTTTAGCAGGACTCATATTTCCCACATCCACATTAAACACGAGACGCTCAGGAGCACGAACCAATCGGTAGATCACAATACTATCTTCAATTAGAGAAAGCTGTCGATAGGCTCGGCGAGCATTCTCAAGGAAAGGCAAACGAACTGTTTTGTTTTCGTTCCATATTCCAGAATTTATGTATGTCACTTGGTTTTTGTCGAGAGGAACAATTTGATAATCCACAACTTTTGTTGGATTGTTTTTATCGAAAACAGGCTTGCGCAAGATATAACCTTTAACTAGTAAATTTTGCACATTTCCAAAAATAGGATCAATCAATTCAGGAGGAATGGAAACAACTCCCAAGATTCCTTCTTGGGGGTAATCTTTGTGAATAATATGCTCAAAGTATATCTCGGAATCTACTAGCAGGTGCCGGAAATATTCCCATCCTTTATGTTCCAATTCAAAAAGGTTTATATATCGATAAAATTCACTTTGAATCGTTTCTCTTTGAATATCATTCAAGTCTGAATCATGAAATCTTAATTTAACAATTCTACCTTCTTCATCCACATTGACAACTTCATCGCATATCTCATCTAACGCATCTGCCACTTCTGAGAATGCTGCCATAGTCCGGTAGTCTCGGATTCTGGACGATTTGTCTGATTGAATATTTGCGTAAAGATAGTTGGTAAGACTATTATCACTGGCAATAGCTCCTATACTGGTTTCATTAATACCCGTACTGGAAGATATGCTATGTCTTGCAACTGCTTCGGTCTTTCTACTTCCTGTGTCTTGAAACAAATTAAATTTAGGATTCAGTTGTGACAACACATCTGCCACCGCATAGTTGTTGTAGGGAAGACGTTCGTTTATAAACTTTTGCAAAGATCTGCCAAATGTGGTGGCTCCTCTGTCACTTGTTGATGAGTTATCAATTGCCATATGAATTATTTATAAAATCTGATAATTTTTCAATGTTGTTGTATTATTTTACAAATATTCAGGCGGTTTGCACATAAGAAAATTGTTTAGAACTGCTTGCCAGTGTATAGCCCGCATTATTTGCAAATATAAAATCAATTTTACATATTCCAAGGTAAATGCTAGGCATTCTAAATTTTAAGGTATTGTTGTTTAACACTTCATAGTTTTCAATCGGATAACCTTTAAATGCGGGAAATTTGGCACTTATACTTTTTGTATTTGAATAAAAATCAAAAGTTGAAAGCAAAGAATTTTGCACATTTGCAGAAAGATACAATCCATTTTGTGTTTTATAATCAAACATATCTCCCTGAAATGTGAAAATCGTAGAACTGGAACCTTGTAAAATAGTAATCATTGGTTCCTGTTTTATCTGAGCGTAGAATCTTTTCATCATACATCCCCCTCAATACTCACAGGTCCAATGAATCGCGGATTGGCACTCAGACTAATAACATCTGTGTTGTAAAATGCACTATTGGGCGAATTTAGTGTATATGCTTGAGCTTTCAGGGCATAGTAGTTGTCGTACTCAAGAAGAGCACGAGAAGAAACTGCCCCGATATATGCATTTATATAAAATATATTTTTAACAGGATCCACTTCTTCGGGGAATAACCATCCTTTGATCGTGAATCTTGTGTCTGCAACAATCATGGATTTTGCAGTAGGATCCTGTTCAACAGGATATTGTAGATCAATTGATCCACTCCAAAGAACTTCACTTCGTATTTCTTGCGGAACATCCAATTCGTAAGCACTTGGTATCTGCCACGAAAGAATGATATAAGGATTATTAAAAGGTATAAAATTACTTAAAATCTGATCCATGTCACTTTGATATCGAGTAAGAATTGACATATTGACACCAATATCAATAGGAGTCGGTGTTCGAAAAAATTTAGTTTTTTCTGTTTTTTTAGAAGCCGCATTTCCTGTCGGAACATAAAATCCTGCAATTTTATTAAAAACTCGATTCTCATCTCTTGTTAAACCATTGATGGTTACAGAAACTACTGGTAAAGTTAGATTTTGACCAGGTGTTAAAATATCAAAAAGAATTCTCTGTTTGGGTGCATACAAATATCGTACTTTAATTTCTTTTTCAGAAGCACGATTTTGATTGAATCTTTTTATGACCGTTCCATCGAAAGCATCAATGAAAGATGCTATAAGATCCTTTACCTCAAAATGATATGACTTTTGTAACATACAAGTGCCTTAAAGTATTTATGTAATAATTAAGCTAAAGCACTTAAAACAACGTTTATATTATAATATTTCTTTCTTCTGGGTATCGGAAGTGTTTTAAGACTTGAAGATATGTTGTGCATTCCTTTTGATAGATTTGAAAGATGAAAATCCAACTCCAAATGATTTTTCTTGGAACGAAAAGCAAAAGGAAATGGTATTTCAAATATTTTACGTTCTTTTCTTTCACAACTTATGGTGAAGTGTAGATAAAAATCCTTCACAGAGAAAAGTAAAAGTTTACCTTCTCGATATTGTTTGTTGTCACAAATAAAAACTATCTTTTTCTGAAGATACCCCAACATGCATTTTTCAATATCTTCTGGTAATTTCATGAGTCCATGTACCTCATCTTTTCTCCTGCGGAAAGTACGGCAAGTTTTTTTTCAAAAAATTCCCAAAACTTGTCAGAAGGTATAATTTGAACAAGCTCGCAATCATCCATATTTATATTTCGATAATCTTGCATGATAATATCCCAAACATTTAAAAGATTTTTTGCAGTTCGGTTAAAATTAGGAACTGGTTTGGTTGAAAATGTTGGACGAAAATTTAATGTTATTCTACCACTTGGGCTATTAAGAAACTTTTTATCGTTGCTGCATATCATTCTGCGTTCGCTGGGATGACCCGCTTTGGGTCGGAGAAGAGCAAAACGAATTTCAGCGGCGTTTGTTTCGAGTATTGTTTTTAGTGCTTGTAGGGCTACTCTCATTTTTTCTAGGTTTGCATACTCCGAATATTCTCTGTTCGTTTATAAAAATACCATTCTTTACCATACCATGGTTTATCACATCAATTTTACTAATTTGCACTCCCATATTATTGGGGAACATAATGGTATCACCCTTCTTGGCAATCTTGCAATTTGGTCCCACAAGAATCACTTTGGCCAAACGCCATGCATTTGTCAAAGCATTGGTTTTTACAATAATACCATTTCGAACAATCTCATCGCTCTCATTTGTTATGTCTACAAATTCCGCCAACATAACATCATCCAGTAGTTTTTCCAAATCATATCCGACAAAAACACTATCAAACGAGTTTCCAGAAAAGTTGCTAAGATCTATTATACTTTTTGTTACAGGTACTTTATCTATATTCACACCAATAGTTATTGCTCCGCGTAAATTTGCAAGAACATTTCCAAATCTTTATCATTTGTGGTTTTTATAAAAAGTTCAGCATCCCTAGTTCCCACCTCTAGAGTTTTTGATAATAATGGAATTTGATTCTCTTTCTTATCTTTGCTTTTGCTCAAATAGCTTATTTTACGATAAGCTTTTTTTGGTATAAACAGAAATAGATATTTTGACAATAAATCTACATCTTCAACCAGTATCTGTTTGTTGGTTGTATTGTTTACAATCGCACAATTGTCCTGATCATAGAAACTAGCCCATCTGTTCAACATGAATCCACTGAGAGTTTCACTACAATTTTCCTTGCCCAAAGCATTTCTATTCTTTCCAAAAAGAATATTGTTAATATATTGAAAAAAATTCAACATGCAGTTGATTTTAAAAATATAGCATCTGTTATTTTATAAAACATGTCCACCATGGTTTGAGAAAGACGAGTTAGTTGATCGGGATTCAGATTCATCTCATATGTGTAAGCAGGAGCATTTTCCCCTGCCTGATTGCAGAGGGCAATGTGACCCAAACCACAAGAACTATCTATTCGGTAACGAGCTATATTGAGAATGCCTTGGGATTGTATAATTCCTTTTCTTTTATACTCTTGATTCACAATCATGTTATCCATATTCACTGACAAAGGTATTTTTAAAAATTCTTGAGAAAGGGTATTGGCTATTGAACTGACGAGAAAATGAGAGAACAATGCAGCCGATACCGAATCACGAACAAGAGGATTTTCATACACAATGTGTAGAGCTTCTTGCATCTCATCAATTGCAAATTGAGAAAAATCATATCCTTTGCCTGGATTCAGTGAGCCTGTAAACACCAAAACATTTCCACTGGGAAGAGCTTTGTCCTTGAAATAGGTGTGAGCAAATCTCTTGCTAATTATTTCTGGATTAAAATTTTGTTTTGGTAGTATCATATGATTCTATAATTTGTATGGGATAGATCGGTAATATTATAACCCCCCGAATAGGAAATGCTACTCTGCAAATCCTGTTCTATTTCCAAAAGCATTTCTAGATATGTTTTGCCATTCTCTTCAACCAAAATGGTGGTGCCTTCAATATTTTCAATTTTTTGATTATTGATGGATTTATTGTCAAAACTAGCCGATCCGAAATACTTTTTATATATTTTAGGCTTCTTGAAGATGTTGTGACTTTTGGAGTCAGTTAGTGGATATTCGGTAAAAGACTCAGCAGGGCTGTCTGTGCAAGCAACAAACATGCTTCCCACCATATTGATAGTGGAACCTGCCACAATGCTTTTGCATATGTCCCCATGACAACGAACTCCTCCATCTGCCATGATAGGCACATCCACTTCGCTACACTCTTGAATGCATGTAAAGACTGGAAGGGTAAATCCCGTCTTGTCTTTGGTTATGCATGCCTTGCCTGTGCCTATTGCCACCTTGACCATATCCGCACCCCAATCCTTCAAATCCTGCGTTCCTTCTTTTGTGGAAACATTTCCAGCAATAATAAATGTGTTGGAAAGCTCTTTTTTTATTTTAGTTAAAGCTTCTTTTACCAATTCATGATGACCATGAGCAACGTCAATTGTCAAACAATCTATCCTTAGATTTCTTTTTTTAACTTCTTCTAC